CACTCAGCTTGCCGCCGTCGGGGCACGCGTCTCGCGCGCCTCATGCACCCGCCGCCAGTCGAGGCCTTCCAATAGCCCCTGCAACTGCGCCGCCGTCAGACGGACAACACCGTCGGCGATGCTCGGCCAGCAGAACTTGCCATCCTCCAGCCGCTTGGCGAACAGGCAAACACCCGTTCCGTCAAAATAGACGAGTTTGATCCGGTCGGCACGCCTCGCACGGAACACGTAGACCGCGCCCGAGAACGGATCGGCGCCCTGCACCTCGCGCACCAGCGCCGCCAATCCTTCAGCCCCCTTGCGGAAGTCCACCGGCCATCAGCGCGGCGCCGAGCATCGCCAGTCCCGTCGCGATCTGGATTATACCGGCAGCCGTGGCGACCAGGGTGGCACCGAAAGACAGCCCGGCAAGGATCACGGCCAGATTTTCCCAGCCGCCGACATAGTCGGCCGCGACGCCGAGATAGCCGCCCAGCGTGGTGAGGATTTCGTAGGTCTTCGTGGCGAACTTCCAGGCGCTCTCCAGCACCTGGATGATCCGGTCGCTGGCGCTTTGCGCCCAGGCCTGAAGGGAGCCGTCGCCGGCCATGCGGTTGACGGTATCCAGCAGCAGCTGGAGCTTGCCCTTCATCCAGTCGAACAGGCCGGCATTCATGATCGCGAGCTCGAAGCGCGTCCAGGCGTCGGACAGGTTGCTAACCATGCCTGTCCAGGTTGCCGCCATCTTGTCGGAAGCGCCGGCGTTGCGATTGCCCATTTCCTCGATCAGGAGGCGGATGGTGTCGCGGCCGAGCTCGCCTTTCGAGGCGAGGTCCTGAAGCTCGGCGGCGGTCTTGCCGTACTTCTCGCTGAGGATGTCCCAGACGGGCACCCCGCGCTCCAGCAGTTGGAGGGCTTCCTCGCCTTGCAGCTTGCCCTTCGTCCACGCCTGGCCGAGCGCCAGCGTCAGGCCTTCGAGTTGCTCGGCGCCCTTTCCGGACGCCGCCATGGTGTCGACCATTGCTTGAAGCGTGCCGTCCGTGGGATCGAGGCCGAACGTCTTGAGATTGCGGTAGGCTTCCACGACCTGGTCGAGCTCCAGCGGCGTGCGCGCCGCGAAGTCGCTGATCCACGCCATCGCCTTCTGGCCCTTCTCGGAAGAGCCTTCGAGCGTGGCCAGCTGGATGTTGTAGCTTTCGAAGCTGGTGGCGACGCCGAGCAGCGCATTGGCCGCCAGCACGGCGCTGCCGACGGCCGTGGCGGCCGCGCCGCTCGCCACCAGCAATCCGCGACTCGCCTTGGAAGCGCCGTCCTTGACCGCCGTAAAGCCGGCCTTGCCCAATTCGACGGTCTTTCGATGCAGGCTGACGGTTGCGCGAAAGGCGGCCGTCACGCCCCTGGCCAAGGCGGCATAGGCGGCGCGCCCGGCGCTGCCGACCCTGGACAAGGCTGCGGCAAGCCGGTGCGTGGCATTGGCCGTGGCGGTGGTGGCGGCTTGCGTGGCGCGGGCGCCGGCGCGCATGGCGGCCGAGGCCCGCTTTTCCGCGCCCATGACCTTGCCGATGACGCGGGTCGCCCTGTCGACCCCTTCGAAGACCATCATGAACTTCATGGGAAACCCTCAAAAGAAGAGGCAGAAGGGCCGCCGGTCAGCCCTTCTGCCTGCGGATCGCCTCGGCCTTGGCCTCTTCAAGCGCCACGGCCTCGGCGAACCAGAAGGCGAATTCGTCCTCGTTCATGCGGTTGAGGTCCTGGTGGCCCCAGCCGCGTTCGATCAGAAACAGGTGATGGGCCGGCGCCGACAGCTTCAGTTTGCCGCCGGCCGCCTTGACTTTCCCGCCTCGTCCGGCGCGGCCTCGTCCTTGTCGTCGCCGAAGATGGCGCCGATCAGCTGCAGCGTGTCGGCCGAGGGGACCAGCTCGGACAGGTCGGTGATCGTCAGCTTCTCGCCCTCGAACAGCACCGTCTCGCAGATGAACGCCGCCTGCGCCTTGGGGAGATCGCCACCGGCGACCCGCTGTGCCTTCATCCAGCGGCCGTGATTGATGAACTTCGGGACGGTGCAGACGATCCCGCTCTTCTTCAGCGTGATGGTTTCGGCGCCGCTGTTCGCCTCCTTGTGCGCCTGCAGTTTGGCGCGCACGCCGGTGAGTTTTTCTTCCATGTTCGGTTTCCCCATGTTCAGGCTGGACCGGCCGCATGGCGCGGCCCGTCAGAAATCGCTCGGCCGGGCCGTGTTTCTAACGCGGCCAGACCTCCTCGCCGTTGACGCGATAGATGTTGTTCCAGGCGTCGAACTCGATGATCGGCGTGTCGCCGCCATAGACCTTCTGGACGAAGTAGCCGATCGAGATGTCGTGCTCTTGCGCTAGGTTCTCGCCGAGCTTGGCGGTGCGCCCGCCTGTCTTCATCATCTGGAACCCGATATGGGTGACCAGCGTATGCGACAGCCCGCCATTGCGGCCGTCGCCGTCGAAAATGTCGACGTAGGAGTGGAGCTGCAGCCTGGTCATCCTGGTCGGGTTGAGGATCGCCCGGCTGACTTCCTCATCGAGCCATTCGAAGGTCAGTTTGCCCTCGATCGCCTGGACCGGACGGCCGGGCAGCTTGAGCACGCCGACCATGCCGAGCGTCGAGTGCTCGACTTCCTGGTGGGCGATCTCGCCCAGGTCGAGCTCGGAAACGCGGCCGCAGACATCGACGCCGTTGATGTAGCAGTCCGCGTCGGTGATCTGGCCAATCTTGCGCGTCATCGCTTCGTTCTCCCGTCAGGCCGCAAGCGACAGCGCTTCGCGGATGAACTTGGTGTCGACATAGGAGTCGACGGTGATGCGCTCCATGACCGAGGTCGGGTGGCAGGAGAGCTTGTAGTAGAAGTGCCCGTCGGCGATCTGCTCGGGCGTGTTCTTGGCCCGGTCGAAGCGGAAGTCGGCGCCGTAGAAGACGCCGTCGCCGATCTTGGCGCGCAGGTAGGCGTTGACGCCTTCCTCGGCCGCCTCGACGTTCTGCCGGGTGCCCAGCCGGTCGATGTAGTTCATCAGGAAGAACGTGATCGCCTCGTGGGTCATGTCGAGGATGCGGCGGGCATGGATGAAGTTCTCGACATGCGCCGAACTCGGGAATGCGGCCGAGCGGTTGCCGAAGGTGCGGAAGCCGGTCGCGAACGAGCGCATCGCCGTGACGATGCCGGCCTCGTTGAGCAGGTTGGTGTCGTTCTGGTAGTCGCTCGGGTAGAAGTTGATCGCCGTTTCCAGGTCGACCACGCCCTTCATCTCGCGGTTCGACGCGGAGTGATGGTAGCCTTGGGTCAGGTCGGTCTGGATGATCACGCCGGCAAGCCGCGACGAAAGCGGGTCGAGCCTTGTGCCCGAGGCGGCGGTTGCGTCCTCGACCACGACATGCGGATAGGTCAGCACGACGCGGGCGCTCGACGTGTTGGCGGTGCCACCGACACCGCGCGCCGCCACGGCCTGCTGCTTGGTGAGCGCGATCGGCAGGTCGCAGATCGCCAGGGCGTGGAGGCGCGACGCCACCACGTCCATCTCGGCACGGACCGTCGCGGTCGGCGAGAAGCCCGGCGCGATGATCAGCTTCGGGAAGAACCCGAAACTGTTGTAGCAGCCATAGGCCACGGAAAAGCCGCTCGGCTTGCCGGCCGCCGAAATTCCTCCGGTAATGTCGGCCGCCGTCACCTTGGTCGGATCGGGGTTGGCGCCGGTCTTGTGGGTGTCGGGATCGAACACGTTGTTGACGATGATCGTGCCGCCGCCGCCCTGGTCGAAGATCGCGTCCAGCGCTGCCGGGATCGTGTAGCCGGCCTTGTGGGTGCCGAAGGCCGCCGCGGCTTCCTCCGGCGAGCGCACGATGATCGGCGCGTTGATGAAGGGTGCGCGCGACGCAGCCGTCGCGTGCACGTCCTGGATCGGCGCGGTGCCGTTGACGAAGGTGACGGCCGACTTCACGTCGCGGACGACGGTGACGCCGTCCTTGTGCTCGATGACCTCGGGGCCGTGGTGGAAAGTTGCGGACATGGGTGATCAGGCTCCTGTGTCGTCGCTGCCTTCCGGCGCGGTTGGTGGCTCGATTGCGGGCTGGGCGGTCAGCAGGTCGCGGGCGATCAGATTGCTGACGATCGGACCGTTCCTGGGCAGGTCCTCGTAGCTCTTCTCGGGGAAGAACAGGACCGGCTCGGCGACGCCATCGATGTCGAGCAGCGTGACCGGCCCGCGATAGACGAGACGGTCCCTGGTCGGTGTCGGCTGTCTTGCCAAAATTAGCCTCCTTGCTGGTTGCTGATCGCCGGCCGCATCAGCGGGGCTGGCGAAACGTAGTTGCGGGCGACGGCCGGGATCGGCAGGGCGACGACGACCTGCCAGCGCCATACGCTGTCGTTCTCGGCTTCGAGCGCGTCGCGGACGATCCCGGCCGGGCCGGCGCCGGCGAAGGCGCGGCCCTGCACGGCCAGCCTTATGTCTTCGAGATGGGCGTAGGCGCCGCCTTCGCCGCGCAGCGACCGGCAAAGCAGCACCAGCGCGAACTGCATGCGCCGCGCCTGGGCGGTGTTGGCCGGACCTTTGGCCGACGCGTATTGCGAGCCGGCGTAGTGGACGAGCAGCGCGGCGGGCAGGTTGGCGAAGTCGTATTGCGCGACATCGGCCGGGAACGCCTCGACCTTGCACTGGCCGGACATGCTTGCCGCCAGGTGCTCGACCAGCGCGCGTTCCACCTGCTCGATGACGAGCGGCGGCCGGACATGGACCAGGCTTTCGCTCATGGCCGCCATCCCTGCAGCATGCCGGCGACCGGCGATGCACCGACGATCGCGCCGACGCGGGCGCTGCCGGCCTCGCCGTTGACGGGCTCGCCGCCGATCGGCAACTCGGCCTTGCCGGCCGCGACCGACCGGATGAAGGCGAGCGCGTCCTCGTAGCGCTTCAGCACCTCGGCGGCGATCTGGCCCTGGCCGCCCGAGCGCGAACGCAGCCGATAGCGCGCAATGTCGGAGATCAGGCCCTTGACCAGGTCGGGCGTTGCCTCGGGCGTCAGGCTTTCGATCGCGGCATAGCGGGCGCGCGCATAGCCGATCAGAAGGTCTTCGGAAAAGGCGATCGCCGCCTCGATCATGGGTTCGTCGAGCGTGCGGCCGTCCGGATCGTTGAACGAACCGACGCCGGCGATCTGCGCCAGTTCATTCAGGCCGATGCGCGTCTTGAATTCGTCGAGGGAAAGCAGGTGGGTCAAGGGTGGCAATCCGTCATTGGAAGGGTGGCAGGGAGGTCCTTGGGGAAAGCCTCCCTGCCTGCAAGGCCCGTTGCGGGTCAGGCCTTGCTTGCGGCGTCCGGCTTCGTGCGGACGGCCTGGGTGATCGGGTTCGGCGCGAGGCAACCGGCGGCGCTGAGCTGCGCGGCGATTTCGGCGGTCACGTCGAGGGTCGAACGGGCGGGCCAGCGCCTGCCGTCGATCTTGGCCGGAACGTTCAGGGTGACGGTAATCGTCTGCACTTCTTCCGGAGCGGCTTTCTGCTCTTTGTCCATGGGTGCTCTCCCCTCAGTAGGCCATCGCGCCGGCGCCGATGAACAGGAAGCCGCCGTCCGGTCCGGTCAGGACGGGGCGGCGCTCGACCTTGGTCGGGTAAATCCAGCTGTCGTTGGTTCGCTCGAAATAGGGCTGCTCGACCTGCGGATAGCCCCTGAGCTCGTAGGTGTAGCCGTAGCTCGGCACCTGGAAATTGTCGCCGGTCTCCGGGACGTAGGCGAGCACGGCGTCATCGCCCCAGACATCGCTGGCAAGGGCCGCGTCGCCGACCGTTTCCGGCAGGTAGACGGCCGCGCCGACCACGACTTTCCTGATGTCGAGATAGGCGGCGAGCATCTCGACGGTGATGGAGTCCTTCGACGTGTACTTGAACTGCTCCTTGACCTTCGGATGGTTCTTGAGCGCGTTCGCCGCGTTCGGCCCGATCGCCAAGGTGTTCGGATAGCGGCCGATCGACCGGCGGATCACCTCCTTGGCGAAGTTGATGTCGGCAAGCGGGTCGCTTTCGGGAGCGGTCCAGCGCGAGCCGCCGAACATCGCGAGCTTATGGTTGTCGTCGTAGGTGCCGGCGTCGCGGGCGATCCGCGCGCTCTCGAATTCGAGATTGAGATCGACCACGTCGAGCACCATGTTGACGGCGCCTGCGCCGAGGTCGACGCCCGGCACGCTTTGCGCCTCCTCCTGGTGCTCGACCGGCACCACGCCTTCGAGCGCGTCCTGCACCAGCGAGACCGGATCGGACGCATAGCCGTACTGGACGCGCTTCTTGTCGGCGCCTGGCGCGCGGCGCGTGTTGAGCATCCTGAAGGCTTCCTTGCCGAAGCGCAGGACGCGCATGCTGCGGTTGGGGATGCTGACGCGCGGGAACAGCGCGCTCGCGATGAAGGTCGAGTTGCGATAGCCGCGCGCATGCGTCGAGAGGATCGGATCGACGACGGCGGCGGCGCGCAGATTGAGCACGGTCATGGGCGTGTGTCCTTAACGGATGAGGATGGTGACGAATTCGCCGGCGGCTGCCTCGGTAAGCGCCCTGGCAAAGACGTTGACGGCGTTGGCGGGCGCGGTCTTGACGCCGCCGCCTTGCGCCGAAATCAGTCTGTCGCCCTTCAGGATCGGACCGCTCGCCTTGACGCGCGCCGTGCCGATCACGATCACGCCGATGTCGAGTTCGTCTCGGGCAAAGTCGGCGGAGTGCTTGGCGATGCCCTTGACCGGCGCGTCGTCGGTGGTGACCTTCTCGTCGTTGAAACTGACGAGGTCGTAGGCGTCGAACCTGTCGCCGGTGGCGGTTGCCGTGAGCGTCAGCACGTCCTGGAAATACTGCATCGGAAAATTCCCTGTTCGGTTAGGAGACCGCGCGAACGGCGGCGAGGTAGTCGGTCCCAGGGTGCCTCCGCTGGTAATCCAGTGCGGCCTCATGGGTGGCGAGCTGGCCGGCGTCGACCTGCTTGCCGTCCGCCGCGAAGGAAGCCGCCGCCTCGCCCTTGCCTTCCTGGATGTCGGCGCGGCCGAACGAGACGACCTTGGGCTGCGCGGAGAGCAGGTCGCGGATCGCTTGTGCCGTCGGCACCGGCGTTTCGCCGGCCGCAAACGATACCGAAGCGTCGGCCGGCAGGCTGTCGAGGATCGCCACGACCTTGTCCTTCGAAGCGGCAATGAGCTTGCCCTCGGTGACCAGCGTTTCGGCGAAAGAGGCATTGTCGGAATGGAC